ACGCCGGTAGGTCTTTGGGATCCAGCTTGTTCCAGGGCACCGGCTTTGTAAACTCGATCTGCCCGCAGAAGTCATTCAGCTGTACGCCCGATAGTGCCGGATCCTCGCGGATAATGTCAAGAAACTCGGCCATAGTGAGGAGACCGCCTTTGCCGTCCTTATCCCCTCCGGCTTTCCCCTGCTCTGATACCGAAGCGGGCGCCTGCTTGAGGCTCTCTGACGCCTTCGCGCTTTCGGTCTCGTCTGGGTACTCTTCGGTCTTTGTCTGCTCAAAGCCCTGAGAGCGCGCCCATTCGTAGAAATCCGCGGTAGTCTTCTCAGAACAGTGAGAATGCAGGCATTTGAAGCCGCCGCCCAGATACCCGTTTGAGCCGACGGGAAAATAGCAGGTCTCGCCGGGGCCGCCTTCCATCGTATGAGCGTCTTCCCACGGGCAGTCTATATACAGCTGTCCCTCGGGGCCGGTATCCAGAACGCGCCCCGTCTCGCGGAGCCAGTCCGACATCCTGTCGATGCTGATGAAGGTCTTGCCTTTAACGCGGATAGGATCCGCGGTGTCCTTTGACACCTGGATCGGGAAAGCGTCGCGTATGGCCTGTATAAACTCGCGGAATTGCGCCTGCGTCATGACACGCGCCGGGAACGGCGGACATGACCAGCGATAGTGGTCTCCTGATGGATGGCGTCCGGCACAGACTAACTGCTGTCCGGTGCCTAAAAACTCGATTTTATTGCCGCTGTCGTCTGTCCACTTGAGCACGTGTTTTGGCAGTGTGTCTATGCCCTCGATCCTGACGATCGTCGCCCATCGCGCCGCAGAGCCATGCGTGCGCACCGGCATTTCACGCCAGTTGATATCAAGAACAGCGGCAAGCTGCTCAAGGACTGCAGAGCATATCTCGGGATCATCTATATCGCAGTCAATTGCGATGTAGCCGCTGTGCCCGGTGCGGAAGCCGTAGCCAAAATCCGGATCGCCTGACCAGTACTTTATCCCGGCTCCGGTAGTATCGCGCGTCTGCCACTCGCGGAGGCACACGACGCGCCCCAGGGCGTCTTTCACGCTCGGGATCTTGCCGCGGGTTTTCTGCACGCGGAGCAGGGCGCCGATGCCCTGCAGATCCGGATTTGAGACGATAGGCACGATATAGCGCGCATCGGCGGCAAGGGCGTCGATATAGCGCCACTCCTGCAGAGACGCGCCACAGGGTATGACAGACTTTTCCATAGCATTATTCTCCTCGCGGGCTTCCCGGCCCGCGGAGGTGATTGTAAACCAAAAAAAGCCCCTGGTGCAATTCGATTTGGCATTTTGCAGACAAAAACGTGATTTCTGCAATTTTTGCAGGGTTTTCTGCATTTTCTGCAAAATGCTGCAGACGCCGAAATCCAAAATCTGCAGGCCTGCAGGCGTTTTTCTGCAGAAAATCAGCAGAAATCCGCACGTTTTGGGTTTTCTGCAGATTTTTGCAGGTTTTCTGCAACTCTCCGGATGATTTTCTGCAGAAACGCACCCGTTTTCTGCAGAAAATCCAAAAATGCACTTAGGGTTTTTCGGGCTTTTAGGGCAATTTTGTTTTTTCTTAACTCTTTGATATATAACCTTTATACCCCAACTACCCAAATACCCAAAGAATAAAAGAGTATAAATAAAAAGGGATATAAAGGGGAAATATGCAGAATATAAGGGAAAATTGCAGAAAAATAGGATCGTATATAAATCTATAAGATCAAAAACCACTTGGGGTTGAGACAGTTCGGGAAATTTAAGGAAATACTGCCGCTGTATCAATGGTTAGCGCGATAAAAATGGCTACCCCGATGCCTTTTGGATTGGGGTAAACGCCCCAAATGCTGCAGAATGCGGGCGCACCCGGAACCCCGCTTTTATAAAGAGTGCGATGAAAATCACGAAAAAGTGTTAAAAATCTCTTGCGTCTCTCGGTACAAAAGAGTAAACTGTCTGTACGGGCATTAAGCCCGGATAACCGAGGGAATGACTATGAGAGCAAAGGCAAAAATCGAAGTGGCTGTAAAGCCGGAGATGAAGGAGGCTGAGCTGTGCGTCCTGATGGCGCTCAACATGTTTGACGCCGCCTTCCCGAACCAAATCCGCGTGCGCGCCGTCAGCGCGACCGCGATGGAGGTGGGTGTGCCTGACACGCCTGAGAACGCCGAGGCTTACGGCTTCGCGTACAGCCAGGTGCAGTGCTACCTGATGAACACCGGAGCACCTTACACTGAGGGCTTTGACATCTCCGAGCCGGACCATGAGAGCGATCCCGGCTGGATCACTGCCTTCATCTGTGCGATGTAATAACGCGCATTCATCATTACCGGGCGCCGCAGGGCGCCCTTCTGGAGAGAACCATGAAAGACGAAGAGTACCTGAAAAGCTTCCTGTCTGCTGAGGTCTACAAGGACTATCAGGCTAACGTACCGGAGTGCCATCCGGAGAGCATGTTCAACAGCGATGAGGATCGCATGTTCTGCGGCCTGACGATGGCGCTTGAGCGCGAGGCCGAGCGCATCGGCATTGAGGTCTTTGAGCAGAACGGGCACACTGCGGCGGAGGCGCGTGAGTTCTACGACCAGGGCGCGCTCGACGATGTTGCGGCATGGATGGCCGCTGAGATTGTCCGCCGCCGCTATAAAAATTTCGATGAGGTCAGGGGCTTCATCCGCGCCCGCGCTCTCGACGATGTGTCAGACGCGATGCTGCGCGAGGCCCTTGACGACTGACACGCCTTGCCCGGCGCCATGCCGGGCTTTTGTTCTTGGAGGAGATATGAAAATCTGGGTTGAGATTGTCGCAGTTGACGGCAGGCGCATTAAAAATCCCATCCGCGAGGATTACGAGGATCACCGGGATGATGATCCTCTTTTTGCGCCCCATGTTGTCGCGGAGGGGTTTACGTACTGGGCGCGGGACAGCTATTTCGGCGTGCCCGAGCATCTGAGGGCGTACACGCGCCTGGGCAGGGCTCTGCACGCCGCAGGGTTTGAGGGCGCTCGCTCGCTCGGCTGTATCGCGCACGCCGGAGACGGGCTTTACGGCTTCACTGTCCGGGAGGGCTATGAGGAGCCGCTTCCGGCGAAGTGGGCAAAGGTGATATACGGGCGCATCGAGTGAGACGCATATCACAAAATCAGACATGAGCACAAAAAAGTGTTAAAAATCCCTTGCAACAATCAGAACGAAAGAGTAAACTGTCTGTGAGGGCGCGAGGGCGCCGGTAACCGAGGGAACGAAAAATGAACGATGCGATTGAATTTGTCAGGGACATCAGGCACTGCGCAGAACCCTGGACCTGGAATCTCCTGGAGGAGGATGGCGAGATCACCTACTCCCCGGATCGCGACGCCCGCACCGGATGGATCCGCTACAAGTGCAAGACCGCTAAGGCCTTCACCGAGGTGCTTCAGACTCTCGAGTACTGCCGCGGGTGCTTCTGCCGCGACAACGGGTACACCAGGCGCTTCGGTCTCCGGGGATGCATCAACACCAAAGAGGACAGCGAAGCCCTGAGTGTTACCGCCTACTACGGATATGTCAGGCTTTGAACAGCATCCGCCCCGGTGCGCCGGGGCTTTTTTGAGGGGAAAACATTATGAGAGTTCTACAGTTTATCGCGGCGGCATTCCTTGCTGCCTCCATCGGCGCCATGACAGGCGCCGCATTCGCAGGCCTGCCGCAGGTCTATCAGAGCAACAGCACCGGAGAGGTGAAGGGCTGGGAAGACGCCGAGGGCTATCACGCCTGCCGCAACGGCCAGGACTGCCGCATCCCGGCAGAGTATGATCTCGTATGGGTAGAATAAGATGGCTCCTAAATATCACTGTTTTCAAAACTATTCCCGGATTTACGGAGTGCCGGGGATCCCCTCAAGAGAGGAGGAGAACGCCCTGACAAATGCCGCTTTTGAGGCATTTCAGGGCGCAAGGGAGATTGAGATACGCCCTTCCGGCACGATAGTGGAGATTGCGATGTTCTGGAGCAGGACACCTCACTATGAGAACGTCATGAAGGAGCAGCGTGAGGATTTCATGCGCCGCATCGTCGGCCTGCCGTACCAGGTGGTGCTTACGGGAAGGAGCATCATGAGAGATCCTTACGGAGCGCCCGGCACGCCTGTCCGCGTTGCCATCCTGATCATTCACCTGGAGTACCGCAAGCCATGATCGTGAAAGTCTGCGCCGCGATAAACGGCGCAATCCTGGGATTTATAATCCTGTATTACGCCGGCACGCCGGTGGTCTATATCAGTCATTACAGCGGCGCTATAGTAGCTGTCAGGCATGGCATTTTTACAAAGGTCTGCACGCTTGCCGAGGAGTGCGAGCTGCCGGAAGGGAAATACAAGGTGGTATATACAAGATGAGCAAAAGGAGTGGAGAGTTTCTTTCTCAGAGATGTTACAACTATGAATTTCCATGTGAAAGAACCGAATGGTACGAGGGGGATGTTTGGTCAGACGTCAAACCGTGGCGGGATGATAGATATACGTATCATCTGACGCCAATTATGCTTAAGTGCAACAAAGAGACTATGCAGACTGGGCAAGGGTTCTTGTTCGCTTACTGTGGTTTTTTCGGATACGATGGTTTTGCGCGTATCAACCGAGAAATGTATTTCATGCGTGAAGTCAAGAATAAGGCGGAGTTGAATTACAGAGAGTCTTACGAGGGTATTAGTATGTTCTTTTTTAAGGATGAGCAGGCTACACCATTTAACGGCGGTTGGTTCTTTTGCAGGGAAACGGGCAAGTGGGTTAGGTTTCAGCCGTTGATTAACTATGTTCCTTTGTCAGTGTGGGAGAATGGGGGAGAATGATGAAGCTGATTGACATTAAGACGCTCCTGGCCTTGCGCACAATGGCGCGCGCCGCCGCCGGGGATCTTTTTGCGCTTGACTCGATGCGGCATTACCTGCTCGAACGCGACCCGCACGCCTACATGCCCTTTAATCTCTTTGCCGCAATGGAGGATCCCGATTTCGTACCACTCGCAGTGTTCAGCCAGTATGAGGCGGCCATCGGGGATTGCGACAAGGATGCGCAGGAGGAGCTGCGCCGCATCATGGGTGAGTTCATGAGCACTGACGAGTATTCGAAGCAGGTAGAGACCTACAACCGACTGCATCAGATGGGGTATGACAATGAGATGTAAGCCGGTGATGTACAAGGGCAGGCGGTTTAAGTCTGTTACTGCCCTTCGGGAGTATTACGGGCTGAGCAGGCCACTGTACTACTTCCGCCGCTGCGCCGGGATCCCACTGGATGCTCCGAAGGGCGTACCGGGGCGGCACGCCGCGGGCGTCTCGCGCGTTGAGGTTGTTACACCTGACGGCATGTCCTATCCGTCAATCGCAGCGTACGCGAGGGCACTGGGCATCCATGAGGGTGCCGCGCGCTACCGCGTGCGCAGCGGGCATCTGACGGCAAGGCCGCTCCGCCGGACATGTGAGTACGGCGGGAAATACTACAGGAGCCACGTCGCGATGTACAAGGATTTGAGGCTGCCCTACGGAAAGGGCGAGGCATTAAGGAAGGAACACGAAATGAGTGTTTGCAGAACAAAAGTAGCTGACTACTATCATCTTGACGGACTTGAGGATCCACGGCTTGAGGCCGAGCTGGTTAAGGATTTTATTGCCGAGGCAAAGAATCAGATTAAGTACCGTTTCAGCGTCAGGAACGTCTTCGGAGACCGTCTTGAGCGGATGGCAGTGCTGTACGCGAAGGACAAGGCGCCGAAGCTGACAGCCGAAGACGACATTTATGATCTGCACCTCGATATGGCCCGCGTGTACCTGCCCGATGTCGAGAACGCTGAGGTGGAGTCATACAACCATGCGGACTAAACAATCTGGCGGTTTTCAGATTGACACGCCGCGGGGATGCGGCCATCCCCGGCGGGTTGTGTGGAATGGCGTGCTGTATCCTACGATAGCCTCTGCAGCAGGGGCCTGCGGCATCACCGCATCGGCCATGTGGTACCGCATCACCCGCGGCTATGGAAAACCGCGGAAAAAGTCCCGCAGGCCGGCACGCCTGGACTGCGAGTTCGGCGGCGTGCGCTACCGAAGCATTGGGGCGATGGCGCGTGCTTTGGGCATCGGCTGGGGCAAGGCGCGCTCTTTTGCCGAGGAAACGCGCCCTGCCAGGATTGAGTACGCGGGCAAAAAGTACCGCTCCATGACAGCCCTTGCCGCGGCGTATCATCTGACAGACGCCTGCTGTATATACCGGCTCGGGCATAATATCTCGCTTGATCTGCCTGTTGACCGTCAGATGAGCTGCCGGAAGCCCTGCACATGGGGCGGGGTTGATTATCCATCCGTATCCGCCGCGGCGCGCGCCTGCGGTATTACGGCTGCAGCTATGACCGAACGCCTTATGCGCCGCGACAGGCCGAAGGCGCCGCGGCGTAAGCCCCGCCGCAGGCCATGCGAGTATCAGGGCGTGTGCTATGACACGCTTGCCGAGGCGGCGCGCGCCCTCGGCATATCGCGCGACAAGGCACGCTCAATCGTCAAATTTTATGACTGATATCACATTTTGGGATAAACACACAAAAAAGTGTTAAAAATCTCTTGCAACGTCTTAAACAAAAGAGTAGACTGTCTGTGAGGGGCGCGAGGGCGCCGGTAAAAAACGAGGAATACAAAATGATCAAGATGGTTAACAAGGATGGACACCTCACCGAGGGCGCGAAGAAGGCTTTTGCAGGGGCTTACCGGGTAGGTTACTTTAACGAGAGCATTCGCATCCCCGACGGTTACTGCAACGACCGCGTTTGGAAGCGCCTGGGTGCGCTCACTGGCGACATGGATATCTGGCTCACCTTCATCGATGAGGATGCTATTGTCAGCTATGACCATGCCATGAGCGCTCTCGAGAGTATGAGCAAGACCGCCGCTGATGAATTCGCCGGAATGTTCAGGGCTTAAGATTTTACGCCGCCGCCTGCGCAAGGCGGTATTTTTACCGAGGGAACCACTATGAACGAGAACACCAACGAACCCTATCTGCGCGAATTCCTGCCGCGCGCTGTCTACAGCAAGATGAAGCGCCTGCACTGGTATAAGCGCAATGACGCCGGGGCACTGAGCATGGCGCTTTTCGCTTTTGTGTCAGACGCACTCCGCGCCGCGCTGCGCAAAGCCGGACTTGATGATGAGCGCATGACGGATTACTACTACGGCAAACCTGAGGGCGCTGAGCGCCTGAATGAGTGGTGCCGCGAGATAGCCGAAAGGATTGTTCAGCGCTCCTTTGCCGCCTGGGGCGAGGTAGTAGCAGAGATTGACGAAAAGATTAAGGCCGACATTAAGGCTATCAGGGAGGCGGCATAATGGCACCGAAAGCGCACGCCCTTCTTTCACCGAGCGCCGCCGCTAGGTGGCTCAAATGCCCGGCGTCGGTGGCCATGACGGCCTCCATGCCGGAGGAGACCAGCCCCTATGCGCTTGAAGGCTCCATCGCGCACGCGGTAGCCGAGGGCGTATTGACCGGAGAGCCGTACAAGGCGCCGGAGGGTGCTGAGGGCATGACGCCCGATCTTGACGAAATAGCCGCGTCGGTAAAGCCCTACACTGATTATGTTCTGCAGGCGGCAGACGGCGCCGCCGCCTTCGCGGTGGAGCATCATCTTGAGTGCTCGTGGCTCGCGCCTGAGTGCTTCGGCACATCGGACGCGGTGATAGTACAGCAGGGTACGCTTGAAATAGTAGATCTCAAGACCGGGAGAGGTGTCTGGGTGAAAGCCATCGGCAATCTGCAGCTGCTGATTTACGCGCGTGCCGCCTGTGAGGAGTTTAAGGCTTACGGCATCAGGCAGGTGCGCATGACCATCGTACAGCCGCCGCTCAACTGGCTGGAGACCTGGACAATCAGCATTGAGGATCTTTACTGCCTGACTGACGGGATGAAGCCCGCCGCCGCCGAGGCTTTGAGGGAGCTGCATGAAGGCACCGGACTGCGCTTCATGCCCGGAAACGATCAGTGCCGGTTCTGCCGCTACCGCCATGCCTGCCGTTCTCTTGCCAATCACGTAATAGAGACTGCCGCAGGCAATCGCGATGCGGAGGCGCTTACGCCCGCCGAGGTGTCTGACTGCCTCTCGCGCCTGCCAGCTATCGAATCCTGGATCAAGGCGCTGAAAGACCGTGCGCTTGAGGATCTGCGGACAGACCGCCGCATCCCGGGATGGAAGCTGGTTCACGGGCGCAGCATGCGGAAGTGGAAAGACGAAAAGCAGACCGAGGCGGCCATGAAGGCCGCAGGGTTAACTGACGCACAAATTTTTGTGAAAAAGCTTGTTTCTCCGGCGCAGTGTGATAAGCTGTATAAGACGCTCACGGATGAGCAGGCCGCCTCTATCAGAGACGGCATCACAAGGACGGAAGGCGCCCTGACGCTTGCGGAAGACGCCGACAGGCGCGAGGCCGCATCGGCGTCAGGGCTTACCGCCGGGGATTACCCGGACGAGAGCAAAGGAGGCTAAAGCAGGAAATACGTTTTAACGGTTTTTATGGGTTTATAAACGCGAATTAACGCGAATTACGTTTTTAATCGTTTATCGAGGTTAAGTATGGAAAAAGTGAAAGTATTTCTCCCTGACGTGCGCATTAGCTATCCGTCTCTTGTGGAGCCGCGCGCCGGCCTGCAGGGAGGAGATCCGAAGTATGACGCGACTTTCCTGATGGCGCCCGAGTCTGGCGCCGCTCACAACCTAACTGCGGCGGTGCAGGATATCGCGCACCGCGCGTTTGGCAATGCCGCCGACAAGATCCTGCAGACCAACAGCCCAGTCAAGAAGGGCGATGACCGCGAGAACCCGCCGGCAGGCTACAAGGGCAATCTTTACATCACCGCAAGATCCAAAATGCGCCCGGATCTGCGGGACAGCAACCCGCAGATCATGATCACGGATCCTGCTACTATCCAGGATCGCTTCCGTGGAGGGTATCACGTAAACGCCTTTGTCGAGGTGTACAGTTATGAGGCAAAATCGGCTACCGGCGCCATCATCAAGCGCGGCATTGCCGCAATGCTCCTCGGCATCCAGTTCAAGGCTTATGACAAGCCTTTCGGCGGCGTGAGCCTTTCCGCCTCGGACTACCCTGACGAGAGCCAGAGCGCCGCAGCCTCAAGCGAGTACAAGCCCGAGCCGGCGCCGATGGCTCCTTCCGCCGGTGCCTACGCACCGGGCGCCGCGCCTGCAAACGCCCGCTACGGCTCTGCGCCCCAGCAGGGCTACGGACAGCCCCGCTACGGCTCTGCGCCCGCCGCCCAGGCTCCTCAGCAGGGCTACGGACAGCCCCGCTACGGCTCCGCTCCTGCCGCTCAGGCTCCTCAGCAGGGCTACAATACGGCGCCTCAGCAGGACTACGAGCCGGCGCCTGATGATCTTAACGGCGAGAGCGTGCCCTTTTAATCGCTAGATTTCAATCTTTGGAGGAGGCGGCCACAGTGCCGCCTTTTTGCTATATGACGCCGGAAGGTATCAACACTCAGTATCTTAAGCGCCGCGTGAAGGATTTAGGCGGCATAACAAGGAAGTGCACATGGAGCGGCATAGCAGGGGCGCCTGACTGGCTCATAGCCTTCCCGGAGCCGCAGTGCCACGCCTGGGTAGAGCTAAAGGCGCCCGGCAAGGCCTCGCGGCCTTTGCAGGTGCGGGAGCAGCGCATTATGAGGCAGTGCGGATGCGTCGTCTTTGTCTGCGACAGCGCAGAGAGCATAGACAGCGCCCTTTCTGCGCTTTTTGAGAGTGCAGAATGTGAGCAAAATCACAAAACAGAATAGATGCACAAAAAAGTGTTAAAAATCTCTTGCAACGTCTTAAACAAAAGAGTAGACTGTCTGTGAGGGCGCGAGGGCGCCGATAACCGAGGAAAACACTATGAAAAAGATTAACGCTGCAGAAACCGAGTTTGCCAAGATCTGCCTTAAGAAAGATGGGCATGTGAACGTACATACAAGGGAGCACGTTTTTGTCAACGACAGCAGGAACGGCAATGAGATCCGCATTCATGCCTTTATCGTGAGCGGGAGCAGAAAGTGGACTCGCATCACCGACAACAGGGATCTTATCCGCGGCCTCCTCGACAGCATCGGCTGCCGCTACATGGAGGGCAATGACGCGCCGAGGCGGGGCACGACCGGCAGCTACATCCTGATCCAGCGGCAGGATCTCCTTGACGCCCTTAAGCACATCTTCGGGGCTGAGGACGGCAGGAGGATTTATGCAGAGCTGGGTGCCTGCCGCCTGACTGAGAAGCAGTGTGAGCTTCTCAAGGCCGCAGATGAGGACACCGCAAGGCTCCTTGACGCCGCCATGAGCCAGGCAAGGAACGCCCTGCAGAGCGGTTTTAGTGAGTATTTTCCGAAGGAGGACTGTGTGGTGATCTTCCCTGACGAATTCACTGAGGAGTGAGAACGCGGTTCACAAATCAGAGGCGGCCATAGTGCCGCCTTTTCTTTTTCGTGCTAAAATCACGTGATAGTTGATAAATTATCGCGCGAGGGCACGATGTTAAGGGAATTCAAACCGAGGCCGTATCAGGCAAAGATTATCGATTTTATCCTCTCTCACCGCCGCGGCGCGGTATACGCAGGCATGGGCATGGGCAAAACATCATCTACGCTCTGCGCCCTCGAGAGACTGAAAAAAGAGGAGCCTGACGCATTCCCGGCGCTTATTCTCGCACCTCTCCGCGTTGCTGTAAGCACATGGCCGCAGGAGATCATTAAGTGGAATATGAGCCTGTCCTGCATCTGCATATCAGGCACGCCGAAGCGGCGCGCGAAGCTGCTCTCTGAAAAGGCGGATATCTACACCGCGAATTATGAGCAGATTCCCTGGCTCGTAAGCTACCTCGGAGATGAATGGCCGTTTAAGACTGTCATCGCTGATGAGTCTACAAGGCTCAAATCCTTTCGTCTCGGCGGCTCCAAATCCTCACGCGCGCGCGCCCTCGCGGCGCCGGCATGGGATAAGGTAAAGCGCTTTATCGAATTGACCGGCACGCCGGCCTCCAACGGCCTGATCGATCTCTGGGGGCAGCTGTGGTTTATCGACAAAGGCGCGGCGCTCGGCAGATCTTTCCGGGAGTTTACAGCCCGGTATTTTGACGCGTACCAGGTGGGCGCCTCGGCCTACGCAGTGAGATATGAGCCGAGGGAAGGAGCCGACGCGGCCATACAGGAGCGCATAGCGCCCGTTTCCATTTCGCTATCCGCGTCCGACTGGTTTGACATTTCCGAGCCTGTCGTGTGTCCTGTCTATGTGGGACTGCCAGAGAAGGCCGAGAAGGTTTATAAGACGCTGAAACAGGATCTACTGGTAGCCGCCGAGGCTGAGGGCGAGGCGGATATATCTGCTGTAAACGCGGCGGCGCTGTCGTCAAAATGCCTGCAGTGCGCTTCCGGGGCTGTCTATGACGATGAAGGCGCCTGCCGGGATCTGCATGACGAGAAGCTGCAGGCGCTTGAATCTATCATCGAGGAGGCGGCGGGCGAGCCTGTCCTGGTAGCGTATCATTGGCAGTCAAGCGCTAAAAAGATTTTAGCCCGCTTCAAGTCCGCAAGGCTCCTAGACAAGGATCCGGAAACCATCGCGACATGGAACCGCGGTGAGATCCCGGTACTGGTAACCAATCCCGCTTCGGCCGGGCACGGGCTTAACCTGCAGGATGGCGGGCATATCCTCGTCATTTTTGACGAGTGGTGGGATCTTGAGCAGTATCTGCAGGTGATAGAGCGCATAGGCCCGACGCGCCAGATGCAGGCAGGCCATCCGAGGCCGGTATATGTGTATCACATCATGGCAAGGGGCACGCTTGATCCCGTTGTGCTCGCGCGCCTGCAGACGAAACGCAAAGTGCAGGATCTACTGCTTGAATACCTGAAAGGAGAACACGATGGAAATGATGAGTGAGAGCAGCATGGCAATCGGGATGCTTGTCGGGATGTTTTCCGGCGTGTTCTCGCGTACCGGGTACAGTATTATCCGCGATGGGCCGAACGAGGCGCTGAAGGCACTCAGGATTTATATCCCGAAGGACTCCGCGTCGCGTGACGAGATTGAGCGCGCTATCGATATCATCGAGGAGGGCAAGGCGATATGGCTGTACCGCATCGACGATGACAGCTCAGAGTGGGAGTACGACTACGGTTTTTATGACGGAAAGGCCGACATGCACGGCCATTTCTACATCAGGGACAGCCGGAAGGAGGATGACGAACCGCCGGAGAGTTATGTGATCTCTATCGGCTTTTTTGAGTATAACCGGCTTTTTGGGTTTATGCCAGGAGGAGAGCATGATGAAGCTGAGAATTAAGCCAGATCCAAAGATTAAGAATTTCCTGTGGCCGAAGTACAAGACCGGCGGCGCTGCGGCGTTTGATCTCTATTTGCAGGAGGATATCAGCCTGCGCCCCGGTGAGCCTGCGGAGATAAGCCTGGGATTTTCTACCGACATGGATCCGGGCTGGGCTGTCGAGATCCTGCCGCGATCCAGTACGGGCATGCGGTGCGGCGTGTACATCTGGAACACGCTCGGCCTTATCGATGCAGACTTCCACGGTGTGTGGTGCGCGAAGATTGACTGCCAGACGCCATGCCGCTTCCGCCGGGGAGACCGCCTGCTGCAGGCAATCATCCGCAAGGTTGACCGTGCCGAGGATGTAGAGGTAGAGCACGCCGCACGCGGAGATCATTCGGGCAGTACAGGCGGGAATGAGAACAAAATCACAAATTAGTTTACAAAAACACTTGCGCCCACTCGGTTAAAGGATTAAACTGTCTGTACGGGCATTAACTTTGTCGAGTTCTTTACAAAGGAGGTTAACAGTGAGATTTGAACACATATCTTCAATAATGCTCGCCGGGTACATGCCCGGCGGGTATGCCGCCGTAACCAGGCGGCAAGTAGTACAGTTCCTGATGAAGGAGTTCCACGTTGACGAAAGTACAGTGACGCGCTGGCGTCAGAAGGGCGCGATACCGCAGGACAAGGCGGAGACTCTTGTCGCAAAATACCCGGAGTTCAAGGAGGCCGCAGATGATTAAGTGGTCAGACCTCGCGGCCTGCCTCGGTACCGGGGATGAGATGCCTTTCTGCCTTGAGACTATCCCGCAGCTCCGCCGCTGGTGCGTTGGCGAGTTCGGCATAGACACAAACGCCGTGAGAAAATGGGAAAAAACGGGCAGGATCCCGCCGTACGCCCGTCAGAAGCTTGTTATGACATGGCCTGAGCGCTTCCACGACATCGAGTTTACGCCGGAGGCCTCCTGATGTATGACTTTGATTTTGATCCCGAAACCAACGGGGTGGAATTATCCTGGCGCGATACGGGCGGCGAGATTCCCCGCCGTGAGGCGCGCCCGGTATACGCCGAGGAGCTGAACACTCTCGGCATGGGCAGGCGCTGGCGCTATGACGCCGCCTGCCCTGCGCCCCTGATGTGGGCTATAAACAGTGTCTATTACTATCGCGGGCGCAAGGTCATGAAGACGACAGGAGGCACCTGCGCCACTTCGCCTGAGATTACAGTCTTTGAGGAGCCCGAGATTGACGGGCGCCCGCTCATGCCCTGCGATATCCCTCTGATGTGCGCTAAAAACAGGGAGTTATTAGACCGCCTGACAGCGCAGAGCGTAAAGTTTATCCAGGATGTGCGGATTGAATACGCCGATAAGTGCGATTTGTTTTATGTCTCATTCAGTGGCGGCAAGGACAGCATAGTCATGCTCGATCTCGTCTCGCAGGCCTTGCCGCATACTGATTTCAGAGTAGTTTTCGGGGATACCGGCATGGAGTTCCCTGACACCTACCAGTGCGTGAAGGAGATTAAAGAGCGCTGCAAGGCCGCGGGGATTGAGTTCCTGACCGCAAAGGCACCTTTCAGTCCCTCTGACTCATGGCGCGAGTTCGGGCCTCCTGCTGATGTACTGAGATGGTGCTGCTCGGTGCATAAGACGGCGCCGCAGATCCAGCTTCTTCGTGATGCCGCGGGCAAGGCAGATTTTACGGTTTTGGCATTTACCGGAGTCAGGCACGCCGAGAGCGCCCGCCGCTCGCACTATGAGCCTGTGGCAAAGGGCATGAAGCACAAAGGGCAGTATAACGCCTATCCTATCATCGACTGGAGCAGCGCAGAGGTGTGGCTGTATATCTATACGCATAACCTGCCTGTCAACGCGGGCTATCGGAAAGGGAACCGCCGCGCCGGGTGCCTCGTCTGCCCGAAGGCCGGCGGGATAAACGAGTGGTTCCGCATTGCGTCATATCCCGAAGAGACCGGCGAATATTACCAGATGATCCGCGAGGCGTATGAGCCTAAGCATACTGAGCCGCGCGACCTCAGAGCCTATCTCGAGGGCAATTGGACAGCCAGGAGAAACGGCGCCGACCTGATGATAGAGACGGGCTACCATGACTATCAGCAGGGCGCCGAATGGCATATCACCGTAAGCAATCCGCATACCGACTGGCGCGAATGGATTAAGACTATCGGTGTTTTGCAGACCGCATCAAGCCCCTATACGCTCCTTTTCCGGGGCAAAGAGCGCGTATTTACTCTTGAGGAGACAAAACAGGGATTTAAGGCGTCAACAGCCGAGACCGACAGGAAGTTTATAAAGCTTCTGAAAGAGTGCTTCCGCCGCTCGGCCTGCTGTATCGCATGCCAGGAGTGCGCCGCCGACTGTTCTTACGGCTGTATCACCTTCACCGGCAGGGCGGTGCATATAAGCGATAAATGCCGCCATTGCGCCGAGTGCCATAAGAGCCTTGACGGGTGCCTGCGCTATCACTCGATAGCCGCCGGACGCGTCAGGGAGACAAAGTGCTGTAGATGCGATAAGCCCGTAAGCGTCAACGTTATAGGGCTTAATAAGCGCCTCCTGGGACGCCATATTAGCCGCTTCATGTGCCTTGACTGCCTCGCGGCATTCTTTCATACAGACCGCGGGAGCCTTGAGGCTAAAATCGATGCGTTCCGTGACGACGGGTGTCCGCTGTTTGAGTGAGGTGCTATGCACAATTACATTTTTGACGCCGCGACAAACGGCCTGCTCCTGCAGGCTGAGGAGATAAATCCAGTTGCGTGCAAGGAGCCGCGCCCGGTATACGCTGAGGAGATGGATTTGCTCGGCTTCGGGCGTGTCTTTGACTATCCGCGCGACACCGGCCTGCCGCTGATGTGGAGCGAGCAGACCGGCTATTTTTACAAAGGCGTAAAGATAGCAAAGCTGAAAAGCAGTGAGTTTGTAGAGATGCCGGAGGTTGTAAGGCTTGACAGCATCTTCGGCACTGAGAGGCTCATGCCCTGCAACATAGCCGCCATGACGGAGAGCAACAGGAGCTATATTGAGGCACTCGCAGATACCGCTATTGAGCGCGTCAGGAAGTATTACGAAGAATACAAAGACAAGGCTGATATAGTCTGGTGCTCTTTCAGCGGCGGAAAGGACAGCATGGTGCTCCTTGATATAGTACAGCGTGCCCTGCCGCATGACGCGTTTAAGGTGTTTTTTACTAACACGCATATGGAATACCCTGACACCTATCAGTATATCGACACTATACGCAAATGGTGCGCCGAAAGGCAGATTGACTTTATAGTCTGCGAGTCTGATAAAGTGCCTGAGGAGACATGGCGCGAGTTCGGGCCTCCCGCTACCAGGATCCGCTGGTGCTGCTCGGTGCATAAGACCGCGTCGCAGATGCTCAAGGCGCGCGAGATTGCCGGAAAACCTGATATCCGCACATTTTCCTTTGTGGGCGTCAGGGCGTCAGAGAGCCTGACGCGCTCCGCGTATGACTTCCTTTACAAGTCCAAAAAGCACAACGGCGAGGACACGCTTAACGCGATACTGGAGTGGAATTCCGCCGAGGTGTGGCTGTATCTCTACATGCGCAATCTGCCGGTAAATCCCGCGTACTCAAAAGGCAATAAACGCGTTGGGTGCCTGTTATGCCCCGGAGCGACAAAACGCGCTGAGTACATCACCGAGCAGTGCTATCCTGCCGCCTATCACCGCTTTTATCAGTACATCAAAGACGCCTATGACCCGATTGTTACGACAACAGGAAAGATAGACGATCCGTCACTGGGGAATATCTGGGTAGCGCGAAAGAACGGGAACGGCCTGCTGATACCCTGCACTTATGAGGATATCAAGCGGGATGATGATACATGGGTTTTAACCTGCAGGGAGCAGAGGACAGACTGGCGCGAGTGGATTAAGACCATCGGTGTGTTGCAGAATGATAAAAGTCCGTACGGCATTAAGTATAAATCGGGCATTTACACGTTTTCAGTCTCTGAAACGCCCGCCGCCGGCCTTGAGGTACGTACAAAAGACTTGCATACAAAGGAGTGCAAATCCTTCATCAAGATGCTTAAGCAGGTTTTTAGGAAATGCGCCTGCTGTGTTATGTGCCGCGTTTGCGAGGCCGACTGCCCTTACGGGTGTCTGAGCATAAAAGGCGGCAGAGTACATATCAGCGATAAATGCCATCACTGCTCCGGCTGCCATAAGCCCCTGATGGGCTGCCATGTCTATCATAGCCTGCAGAAAAGACGAAATGGCAGGGCATATTGGAGGAAAGATGCAGACAAAGACGCGTAAGTGCTGCAAATGCGGCTGTGATATCACCGACAAGGACACAATCGGAATTAACCGCAAACTGCTGGGCGCGCATACAGTTAAATTTATGTGTGTCAGGCATCTTGCGGAGTTTTTTGGCACCGGGGAGCATGTGCTTCGTGCTAAAATCGAAGAGCTGAAAGATAACAACTGCCCGTTATTCAGGTGACGGAGGAGCGTATGAAGCTGAGTCAGAACGGCGTGGATTTTATTAAGTCTCATGAGGCCTTAAGGCTTAAGGCCTACCAGGACAGCAAGGGTGTGTGGACTATCGGCTGGGGGCACACAAAGAATGTGCATCCCGGAGACGTGATTACACGCGAGCAGGCCGAGCAGTTTATCCGCGATGATTTCGCCTGGGTTGAGCGTACGCTGAACGCGGATCTTGTTACAGGGCGCGATAAGCCGTTAGTCACGCAGAATGAGTTTGATGCGCTCTGCTCACTTGTCTTCAACATCGGCAGTGAAGCCTATCTCGACAGCACCGTAAGGCGCAAGATAAAGCAGGGAGACAAGATGGCGGCGGCGCGTGCTTTCAAGATGTGGGTATATTCAAACCATAAGTTTATCCAGGGGCTTGCCAACCGGCGTGCCGATGAGGTGCGGCTTTTCCTGCAGAGCGGGCAGGCCGATATCGCGGCACTGCTCCTGGGTGCGATGCTGGCAGGCGCCGCGGTGCTTGTTGCTATGATCTTTGTGATGTAGATAGCATAAACCGAGGGTTAGAAGGGTATGCCTGACCAGGAAGACCGTAAAGTTACTCTTGATATCTTTGATATCGCTGATATGCTTACTGACGCCCTGCGGGCGCGCGGCTTTTTGGCGCCGCATGAGCATATCAGCGTATATGATCTTGAGCCTGCGATGGAGTCCTGCGGCTACTACCTGACGATAGAGCGCAAAGGCAAAAAGACAGAGATAAGGAGAGGAGCAGAATGAATTACGGCCTGCCGTATAAAGGTTCAAAAAACAGGATAGCAAAAAAGATTCTTGATGTTCTGCCGCCCGCGCCTGTCCTGTATGATGTTTTTGCGGGAGGCTGTGCCATTACCCACGCCGCGTTATTATCAGGCAAATACAGCAGAGTGGTTGCAAATGACATCAACGGCATGGTCCCGGCCGCCTTTGAAAAGGCAATCCGGGGCGGTTTCAGAAATGAGGATCGCTGGATCTCCAGGGCTGATTTTCAAAGACTGTATAAAACAGATCCTTACGTTGCTAACTGCTTCAGTTTTGGAAATGATTTGAGGTGGTATTGTTATGCGCGCGAATTAGAACCATATAAGCGCGCGCTGCACTATGCCATTTTCTGGCAGGACACCGGCCCCTGGCGTGAATTATGCCCTGAAACGGCAGATGCCCTAAAAAAGGCTGTAGAATCAGAACCGGACAGGCATAAAAGGCGTATAGGCGCCGGCCGCGCGATTGTAACCGCGCTGAAAGCGGGGCTGATGAATGGCACTATTGATCCCGCGGTCATGGATAAGCCTATATATAAAAAAATCCGAAAAGAAAAAACGCCCGGATTAAGGATTAAACCAGCTGAAAGCGTTGAACGCCTGAAAAATCTTGAATGCCTGCAGACTGATGAATCACTTTGCAGATTGCAGAGTCTGGAAAGTTTGGAAAGGATAACCGATGTGGATGTGCCTCCTGTCCTGACTGTAACCACGGGGGATTATAGGGCGCTGAATTTTGAGCGGGGCGGGATTATTTACTGTGATCCGCCTTACAAAACCACTAAAGAGCGATATGGCCGAGGATTTGATTTTGATGATTTTTATTCATGGTGTGAACATCAGGCTAACCCGGTTTTTATATCCGAGTACACTATGCCGGAGGATCGTTTTGTGCCCGTGGCAGCGGTTACCGTAACCAGGAAAATGAATGCTGCAAAATCAAGCATTTGTCATGAGAAAATCTGGAGACCGAGGGTACAGTTATGATTATCGAAAAGAGAGACTACTACAACCACGGCAGTATCGAGGCTATAGACGCCATCGAGAGCGCCTGCACAGGCCTCACGGGCTACGAGGGCTTCCTCACGGGCACCTGCCTCAAGTATCTTTTTCGCTGGAGGTGGAAGGGTACGGCGCTTGCGGATTTGAAGAAAGCGCGGTACTACCTCGACAGGCTCATCGCGGAGCAGGAAAAGGCTCTCGGAATTGAGCACGCTGCCGCCATGCCGCCTCACTTCGAGCAGGACAGGCAGGCGATGGCGGAGGACACGAAATGACCGAGTTCTGCCCATTGCCGCTCGACACCGTCACCAAGCGGCGCTTCTGGGAGTCTCTCGACAACAGAAGCCGAAGCCTCCTCAGCGACAGGCCTGACGTGCTTGAGCGGATTTTTGACTCGGTCAGGGTGCGCGAGCGGTACCGCGCCGACACCTGGGAGCGGCAGTGGAAGCGCAGGGAATGGAGGCGCGTATGAGCGTCAGGCTTATCGCATATCTTTCCGCCGCCGCCATCGCCGCCGTGTGCCTTGCATACGGCCTCGGCAGGTGGCAGGGGAGTGCGGCAGAACGCAGGGCGTGCGAGGCGGAGATCCACGCCGCCGAGCTGACGGCAGAACGGCAGGCGAGAGACGCGGAGCGGAAAGCGCAGGAGGCGCAGAATGCGATTGTTGAGGACTATGAGCGTCAGGTGGCTGACTATAAGCGGACTATTGACAGCTATGTCGATGCTGACCGGCTGTCAGACACCAGTGCCTGTAAAGACCTGCCCCGAGCCCCCGGCACTCAGCCCGGCCTTGTCTGCTATACCCGAGCCGACATTTCACGAAAGGTTGCGGAGAGTCTGGCTCTCGCAGCCGAGTGCGACGAAATCGCAATCAGATATAAAGCACTAGTCAAAGCATATCAGAGCGCATACAGCGCAAAGGAGGAGTAATGCCGGGAGGATCTTGCGGGCTTTTCAGGAACACCTACGGGGCAAGAGTCAGGCAGGGAGAGATTAAGCCTGACGCACAGCGCGGACATGACATGAAGCGGCTTGAGCGCGCAATCGGGATCTTCCGGAAGACGCGGAAGATCTACAGGGGCGACACGACCGTGTGCATGATGATGGATACAGATGATGTTGCCGAGATCCTGGGGTGGCTTGAGGAGCTGAAGGAGTACCGCGCGATGGGGCTTGACGAATTCCGCGGGCAGGGCAAAGAGAAATACATCGATGGTATCGGCTATGTCATTGAGACCTGATGAGTCCAGCGCCGAGGAGACACAATGAACATTAAGGATGATCCCGTTTATCGTGAGAAACTTCACAAAATGCACGCAGTGCGGCGCTACCTGAAAATCCGCGAGAGCGTCAAGGAGGAGGAACGTGTACGGGCGTGGCTCAGCGAGTACGCCTGCTACCTTGAGGCCGACGCACACTGGCTCAAAGAGGATTATGAGCGGCGGATGGGCAAAGATGAGCCGTCTTACGAGCCTTCAATCGTAATTCCAAAAGGAGATATAGAAAAGGCTGTAAAATACGGCTGTTTCAGCCAGGTATTAGGCAGCATTAAAAATAAATCGGGGGAATAATCATTATGAGCCTGTCGATTGATGAGGCCATCAGGCATGCCGAGGACAAGGCGCGCGAGTTAGGCTGCACCGAGTGTGCCCAGGAGCACCGGCAGCTTGCCGCATGGCTCAGGGAGTTGAAATTCCGCAGGGCGCATCAGGCGGATCTTGACGCCGCGAGATGGAGGGCTGATGAGGCGGCACGCAAAATCGGCGTCTCTTATGATCCTGACGCCTATATGAAGTAATATAATTCTTTGGGGCTTTCCGCTTAATGGCCTTAATCAGGCCATGCGCCGCATACCCCGGCGGCGCCTTCATCAGGCGGGCGCCCTGTCCGCCGTTTTATCAGTTGAAATCCCTCGCAATCAGCGCGTCAATTTTGTTGCCAAAGTTGTCTTCAAAGGTGCCGCGGCGGTCATCGCAGAGTTCGCCGCTTACCAGGTCAATATAAGCGCCTGCTCCGAGAATCCTGCGGGCCTCGCAGTTGCTGATATCCTCACCATTTACCCAGGCGCGCGAAATATTTCCGGAGTGGTAGTAATCGCACTTAAGGCCGAGTGCCTTCGCGTTGAGATACAGGCGCTTATGCTTTCCGCCTACCCAGACCTTGCCGTAAGCCTTAAGATCCTGCAGAGCCTCGGCGCTCTTTACTTTAGTGCCCGGCAGGATCTCAAGAGCGTCCGCAAGGGCCTTTTTCATCTCCTCCTTCATGGCCTTCCATACGCGCGCAAGAGCCATGCCGAGGGCGGCATGGTAGCTGCTGCAGGAGGATACAATCTGATGAGCAAGCGCGTGAGCACGGCGGAAAAGGTTTGAGCGGTTAATCATGGTGCACTCCTTATTTTCTCTGTCTGTCTGCAGTAATTATAAGTCTGAAAAATAAGAATGCAAGAGATTTTTAACACTTTTTTGTGCATTTCCATTCTATTCTGTGATGCACATCAAAGAATGAAATAGTTCTTGACTTTAACTGACAACATCGCTATATTAGCTGTACAGTATACTTTTCCAGTGATTTTCCTTAATATCCATGTCTCCAAGCCCGGTCATTCCCAGCCGGGCTTTCTTGTTTTTACGCCCCGGAGGGCTTATGTGTTACAGTGATTTATGTCTGTGGATGCAGGCCTATCCCGACAGGGTGGCTTTAACCCTGATGATTTTGACAATCATGGGCGTTACGGCGCTCTGGTGGCTTGACGAAGGTGAATAAAAAAGCCGGTGACGGAAAATCACCGGCCTGACTGCCTGACAACCAAGATTTTTAGCGTAGATGAATGTACAAAGGGATTATAGCGCAGGCGGGCATGAAAGGGAAGCGGCAGACGAGGAGTTGCACCCCTGGCACGCAAGGTGCGGCCATGTCTATGGACTATCCGCCGATAGATGAAGCTGCGGGATAGGCAGGCGTTCTAACCAGCTGAACCATCGCCCCATAACAAGGTGCCGGTAAACAGGCAGGAGTTGCACCTGCGTGGTAAGTAGTCAGCTTACCTGAGACTGCGGGATACCGGCATAAAAGCTACGCGAATTTATCTACCGCGCTCTGCGTAGCGCCGCGGTCGCCCCCAGTGCTGCGTCGCCACACTGGAAACTCTGAGCCTATTATATA